TGAGCTTTATTTATTTCTCTTGCTTTTGCAATTTTTTGTACTAAAGGGTGTTTGTGTTCAGACAGAAAATTTTTAGTAAATGATGGAGCCTGTATTTTTGGTGATACTTCGTAATGTAACTTTAACTTGTCAAAAACTTTGGCAATACTTCTTGCAGCCCATATCTGTGGCTCAATACCTGTCTCTTTTTTTACATCTAGCAGCAATGCTTGCTCTTGTTGTGTTAACTGTTTTTTTAGTTGATGAGCTTTTTCAACATCTACTCTTACACCTTTAAACTTCATATCAATCAAACAAGGAAATAAATTTGTCTCAAGATCAAATATTTCAGATAAATTTTGTTTTCTTATTTCTGCAGATAAACTTTTAAATAATTGTAAAGTTAACTCTGCATCTTTTTCTGCATAAGCACCTACATACATTGCAGGAAGTTTATACATTTCTGATTTAGCATCTACACCAGCAGCTTCTGCTGCTTCTTTTAATCCTTTTTCATCTTTAACTTCTCTTAAATATTCATAAGCAATACTATTTAATGTGTATGATAATCTGTTTTCATCAATTAAGGATGCCATAACCATTGTATCAATAATGTATCCATTTATTTTTATGCCATACGATCTTAACCAACAGACATCGTACATTGCATTATGAAATATTTTTACAGCGTCAGTTGCACAAACTTCTTTTATCCAATCAATAACTATTCTTTTATCTAAATTACCATCTCTATGTCCTATCGGATAATAACCAGACCAACCATCAACAGCTACAGCAAAACCTATAATTTCACCTTCCCCAATAACTGCACCAGATCCTCTTGATTTTAAATTTGGATCTTTAGTTTCTAAGTCAATTGCAATATACTTTGCATCTTTTAAATCAGGAAATTTTTCTGGACATGTCCATTCTGTTGCTGCTGTAAAAATCATATTAAATCAAATAAATAAACTGTCATTAATGAATAAAAAAATAAATCATGCACTGCAAATAAATTCATTTCTTTTTACCTATATCTTTCATCTTTTTAATTTCTAATTCACAATAATGAATTATCTTTTCTAAGTCTTGTATACCATTTTTATTCATATATCTACACACGTACTTAATTACGTTTCCTTGAAAAAATGAGAGATCATTTTTTGAAATAAATTCATACGGTTGAATGTGAAAGTCTTTGTAGTGATTCCCACCTATCTGCTTATTTTGTGGAAATGCACTATCAAACATGTCTTTGCTTGTCATATTATTTCTTCTCCTATGTTATATTGATATTCATAACCTTGATTCATTATGAATAAGTTTTCTTTTGCTCTTGTTACACCAACAAAAAATAATCTATGTTCAGTGTCCTTATTTACTTGAGCTGCGTTGTAAATAATTCTTTCTAAATCTGTAAATAAAATAACATTCTCAGCTTCTTCACCTTTAACTGCATGTATCGTAGATAGTTTTATTCTTGCCGGTTTGCCTAGATCCTCGCCGCTCGCCACTAGTTCCTGGATATAATCTTTTTGGTAGTCTTTAAAATTTAATACACTCCAGTCACCATGAGCATTGAGTCCATGATCCATTCTGAGTTCATCCATATCAACAGAGTCTACAGAGGCTAGAGACTTGCCACTAGAGAATCCGTACTTTACATCTCCATTTTCATATTTTAAATATTCATAAATGTTTCTTGCTTCATCACCAGATATGTTTGCTCCTTTATTTAATCTATTCCAATCATTAATTGCTTTAATCACTTCAATGGGCAACAGATCATTAAATTTACAATCAAACCGGTATCCAGTTTCTTGTAGTATGGGCACCAGATTTTTCATTTGTTCATTCGTTCTAGTTAAAATCATCCATTGACCTTTACTAAAATCAATATCTTCTATTTGTAAGTTATCTATAACTTTACCTTTTGCATCTCTTGGTTCCCAATCCTTAATTCTTCTTTCATCTATGTTTTCTAAAATAGATAATGCAACTTTGTGTACAGCTTTAGGTACCCGTCTTGATATAATCTGTGGGTCCATTACCCCTTGTAGATTTATAAAAGTCTTAGGGTCTGCCCCTTGAAAAGAATAAATAGCCTGATCGTCATCCCCTGCAATGTATGATCTTTTACAACAGGACTCGATGTAAAAGAACATTTCCCACTGCAAGGGATTCAGATCTTGGGCTTCATCGAGAAAAACGGCGTCGAGGGAGGGACATAGATTTTTCTCAACAAACTTGGAAATCATGTCTGAAAATTCATACATGTTATAATCTTTTTTATAATCAGTGATGTCTTGATTAATTTGTTCTAATAACGGAATACTTATAAAATCTATCAAATCTAGTTCTATTGCTGCATCTTGTAGGTCATCTATTTTTCTAGCTCGTGCATATTCTATAATTTTCATGTATTGATTTTTATATTCATTAAAACCATTTTCATGTTGTACAGTTTCAAAATGTAAATCAGTATGACCATATTTATTTTTAAATGCATTCCAGTTACTATCTTTTAATAGTTGTGATTTAGTATCTATACCAAGTCTCTTTGTACCCATAGAGTGCATAGTACAAATCCATTCAAATTCATATGTTGGATATTCTTTTTGTATTCTATCTCTTGCTTCATTCGCTGCTGCATTACTAAAAGTGATGTAACAAATCTTTTTAGAATTTGTTTTTCTTTCTATTAATTCATTTTGTAAATGTTTATGTATCAACGTATGTGTCTTTCCTGTTCCTGGTGGTCCTGCTATAATTGTTCTCATTCGAATGGTGCCGGTTCTTTCTTAGTTCTTATTGGTGTATACTTTTCTATATCTATTTTTTCTACCATCCAAATTTTATGTTGCTTATCTTTAATTCTAACAGTGTCAGTTTTTGCTTTAAATAAATTTTCTAACAATCGTATTGTTTTATTTTTATTGTAAGTTTTTTCTGGCCAGGTTTTACCTCTTAATATAAAACTCCAAAAATCTTTAAATTTAAAATAACTAACACCATTTTCTGTGTATGGTTTTCTTTTTAAAATATCTTCCATAGTCTTACCATCACGACTAACAAATTCTGTAAGTAATTCTTTTAATTGAACATCAACTTTAGTATCGTCCGGCGCTTCAAGTGTACTCATGTTTTTCATTAATGATGCTAGTTGTTTTCTCCAAACAAGTTTAGCAACTGGAATCAAAGGTGTTCCAAGTTCTGTCATACATGCAATACTAAATTTTTCATGATCATGTAAAGTTGGTGCATCAACTTCAATGTTGTCTCCATTAATATCAACAAAAAATATAGGTGGATCCGATTCATATTTTCTTATGGATTCAATTGCAGGCATTCTAACATCACCACCTTTTCCATATTGTTTTGTATAACAAAGTGCTTCATTACAAAAATTACAAATAGGTTTATCTTTACATCTAAAATCGTAATCTTTTTTATCAACTTGTGCTTTGATTCTAATTACATCTGTAGCTTTTAATGGTGGTTTAATATATTTTTCTACATTATAATTTTCTATTTTATCCTGCCATCCAATTGGATCTGATTTTTTTAAAAAAACTCCAATATTAAATAAACCATTATCACGACCGGATGCTGCAACATCTCCATTACCTTCTATGATAGGACCGTTTTTAATTATGGTATTTAAACAAGGTGGTCCATCTGGAAATTCTTCTTTAACCTTTTCTTGTTTTTTATTTACTAATAAATTTTCTAATTCAATATTTTCTAAAGCAATTAATTCATATGCTTTTATAAATTTTTCTATAGTTAAAGAATTACCATTGTCATCAATTGCATACTTAACTGTTCTATCTCCACCATGATAAGGCATGTTTAAGAAACTACCTACATCGCCTCTATCTGCCATGATCTTAGATTGTTTAGGAAATATTTCTGCTTTAGCATAACCCAAAGCAGACGCCATGAGTTGTAATTTTTGTCTCATTAAAGATGCAGCAACAAATTGTTTTGTAAAACAATATACATGTGCACCACCAGATTTAGATCTAAATACAATTAATGGAAATTTGTTTTCTCTAATTTTTTTAATTAATTTTAAATGGTCAAAAGGATAAGTATCAATATCTATCGCACCCCATTTACATTTATTCTCTTCGTTGATTGGTATAATACCTAATCCAGGTTCCTCACCGTTTAAATGTTTTTGCCATAACTCATTTGTTACAGGCTCTCTTATTGTTTTTGATCTAACTTCGTTTTTACCGTCGTGTCTAATTTCTTCTGTTTTGTTAGTGATGCCATGAGCACTCTCTAAACCTTTAAAAATATCTTTTAATCTTTCTATCATGTTCCCTCAGTTTAATTAGTATTGGGCGCCACGGTTGTAGCGCCCAATTGTGACAATTATTTGTTCTGTTTATCAAGACTATCGTGGAAGTCTTTAGCTCTTTTGTAAAGTTCAGCATCTTGTACTGGACCTTCCGATTGAACTGCAAAACCATACCACTGATTACCTTTTCCAGAATTTAATACTGAGGTTAATCTGTATGTGAAAGCAAAAGATGCAGGAGTAAATGACCCTTGTTCATCTTTCATTGTCTGAGACATTTGAAGTGATTGCCATTTTCTTGCAACTTTACCTTGAGATGCACTCATAGAAATAAGTGCGGTCTCTGCTTTGCCATCATCACCAAGAATAATTACAAAGTTTTGGTGTACCGTTAAAATGTAATTACCATTTTCTAATCTATCTTTACCACCATCTTTAGTAGTTTTAGATATAATATCAGAATCAGCAGGATAAATCTGTTCTGGTCTACCTGAACCAGTACCAAATTCTGCCCATTCTTGGTATTCCATTTTATAGTAACAAGGAATAACACTTATTCCTTTATCACCATCATATAGTTTTTTAGTAACTATATTTAAGAACATACCTGGTTCTGCACCTTCTACGTAATTTTGATTACGCTTCTGTGCTTCTCCAGATCCATTCTGTAAAAGTTTTAAGATTGGTAAAGCAAGAGATTCTTGTCTTACGTTCTCAAAACCTTTTGATGCATCATCTCTAAATAAAATAGTAGATGGTGCTTGTGCTG